CCTTGTGTTCTTTGGTCATGGGCTTTTTCTTCGCCATCAGATTGTCCTCCCCTCTAACCTCTTTTCCCGGCGCTGCATCGGGGTTTCCTTGTCCTTGGATACCTTGGTGCCGGTGGCCGTGCCGCCGCGAGCCAAGCGTTGTTCGTGCTGGGTATGCTTAGTGGCGGCCTTGCCGCTTTTCTCCATGCTATGCTTCTTGCCGGCGTGCATACCGTCATGGTGCTTGTGCTTCATCAGCCCGTGGGTATGGGCGCGATGTTTCTTCTTTCTGGCCATCACATTCCTCCCCTTGGTCTAGGCATGGCTAACGGCATTCGGTCCTGGTGGACCGCCCCCGGCGGTTGTTGGCCCCCGCGTGGCGGTGCCTGGGGGGCCGCACCACGGCGGGGGCCGCCGCCGCCTTGCTGCGGAGCGGGCGGTTGGAGCATCTGTTGCTGTTGCATTGCCATTGCTTGTTGCTTTGTCTGCATTTGCATTTGATGGCGCATTATGTGTTCGTTAATCGCGCCGGAAAAGTCGCCGGACTGCGCAAACGCCTGCATATGGGCCCCTATATGCTCCGCATCGTTGTCCATCGGATGAACTTGCACATCAAAGCCCTGGGTGAGCATCTGGTTTTCAAATTCGGGCTTCAAGGTGAGCTGATGGCGGATATCCTTAAACACCAGCGAGCCGAGCCGGGCGCCGAACATGTTCTCCACCCAGGTCGCCACCACCGGCGCCAAGTCTAGTTCTTTCCCCCTGATTGCCTGTGGCGGTATCTGCTTTAAGACGTTGATCCCCGCCATTTGCATCTGCATCTGCTGCATCGAGCGCGCCGCCTCGACCCCGTACCAGCGGAACTCAAAGCGGCGATCCATCTGCACCGGCTTGATCTGCTCCATTTCCATCTGCACGCCCAATTCGCCGAAGGCCGGAATCAACACATCATCGTCGCGAAACTGATGATCGAGCCAGATGAACCATTGCAGCATCGGGGTTAGGATTTCGCCTTCCAGCGTAGTCACGGCGTCTGCGGTAGTGAGCAAATCCACCATTTGCTCGTTGGCGATCTGTGCCTGATTGGGCTTCTTGCCCGGCGCGGTGACCTGTTGCGGCATCATCGCCGGATTAACCCCCAAGGTTTGAAAGATTTGATCCTTGGCGCTGGCGACGATCTGAAACGCCTCTTTCCAGAGTTGAGGAAACTGCGCGAACGACGTGTCTTTGGGGTTAGTCTCCCAGATCGCCGCCACATTGAGAACCATCGAGCCAACCCGGGGATTCTTTTCCGGGTCGGTCATGATGATGGGAAGCAGCGCATAGGCCGCCGAATCCATGCCCTCATTGATGGCGTCATTGGCGGCGTATTGCAGTGTTTCTACTTGCTTGACCTTGGCTACGCCCTTGAACGAACCCTGTATTTTTTCCACCGGCGCCGAAAGTAGCGGAACTTTATCGCACCAATACGGACAGAGCTTGGCCCCGATAACCAGATCAGGCCCGCCAAGATACATACGACAAAGACGCTTTTCATCCTCGACCTTGATCTTGGCCCAAGTCTCGTAAACCAGCGCCAAGGTCTTGCCGCTATCGAGCTTGATACCGGCAGCGTCAGTGACGTTCTTGGCCTTGTCCGGTTGCTGCTGAGTCTCCTTGGCCGTCATCGCCTCGATCAGGCTGTTACCTTCGTCCTCGGCTATTTCGCCTTCTTCAATGAGCGCTTTGATTTTGCCCTTGGACCAGCGCCGGATGATAGTGGCGGTTCCTCCAACACTAATGGCCTCCTCGACCGAGGCAGAAGTCGCCGGCAATACCAGCACGTCAGCATCGGCGAGGACTTCCGCGATCGGATATTGGTGAGTGATGACCTGTTCCTCAATGTCCTCGATTTCCTCGCCAATCTCGATATCGTCTATGGTCCGCTGCTTCTTCACCCGCATCGCGACGTGCCGCTCGGCCCGCACCCAGCGCAAATAAAGATTGTATTGCCCCTCTACATCACCATTGCGGACCAATCCGGGCATGACGTTGGTACGTAACTTGGCCTTGCGGATATAGAACTCCAGCAATGACATGATCGCCAACGGCTTGTCCTCAGACGCGATCACCTCGACATGCTTGCCGCTTTGCGGAAATATCTGATTGACGAACCTGGTTTTTCGGGCGTTGACCGCATCATGCACCAGCGGCAGATATATCTTGGAATTGCCGGAGTAGAACTGCTTAGGGCCAAGCTGGCAGGCATAGATATCCCAATAATCCATTTGACAATTGGAACGATCCCATTGGTCGGCAAAGCCCTTCTCGATCTTCGGGTAGAGGTCCAGGCATTGCTCGCGAACCTCGTCATCGGCGCACAACTCACGGTCGCGTTCGGGCGTCTGCCGCGGCTTGTCCTCCTTGGCTTTGACTACTTCCACCTGGCGATCGTCGTCGGCCATTTATATCCACCGATAAAGTTGGCCGATCACAACTTGAACGACCGGCGTCGTGGTTTCACGAAATTCTTTATCGCCACCCTCGCGTAGCTCTAAACCACCATCCTCGCGCAATTCAATCGCCGGAATAGACCCAGGGTAGCCGGTCGGAACAAACTCCGGCGTCAAGATCACAGTGCCGGTGTCATCGGTCAGGACAATGGTGCCGCTGTCATCGGTCAGAACGACAGGAAGCAACGCAACTTGAGAGCCGTCAAATACGGGTTTCCGCCGCGTGAACAGATAATCAAAGAAATGATCGTCAGTTGTCATTGTTCGGGCTTGTGCTTGGCAGTTTCCATTTCCGCTAACCGCTTCCTCAACTGTTCATTCTCTTGCTGCAAGCTCTTAATCGCTAGCGCGTCTTGAATTGCCACTTGACACACTGCGTTAGCCAACTCGCTAGGCGACAACTGCACTTGCTGAGCATAAGCAACAGTAACAAACGATAGCAGCAGAAACTCAATAATATGGAACATAGTGTTGCGTTCCTGCTACGTTGACAACGATGCAGCCGGCCGCGCCTGCAAGCGATCCGCAGTTTGTGGCGACAGCAGTAGTGCCGCCATAACCAATTTGCCCAGCTGCCACCGTCGGTGCCGCTCCGCTAAGCGCCATACTTCCGGCAGAGCTGACATAGAAAAGACTGCTGAAGGAGGAGTTTTGATAGAGAAACGGGAAATCCCAAGCAGCGGAGCCGCCATTCTGGGCGTAGAATCCGATGTTTCCGCCAGTAGCATTAGCATTATCAAGTCTAGTAAAGTAGCCAATCGCCTGACCAGAATTTGTCCAAATAGCGGTCAACTGTCCTATCTGCGTGTGAATACTCCACTTGATCGTTGAAGATACTGAATCAATGGCAGCAGTAGCCGCCTCAATGGCATTCTCGCCACCAGAAAAACCACCTACACCGTACATCGCAGCATTGATAGCAATGCCGGTTTGATCCCCGGTCTCAGTGCCAGTGAACGGTCCCTGCTGTCTTGCATAAATATCCAGACCATCTACTCCGCCGATGCCGGCAGTGTTAGGGTTACTACCCCACCCAACCTTGTAGGAAGCAATCCTCATTGCTTCATCCTGAGTTGGCGTATTTCCACCAGCGCCAACAGACTGAGAAAAAACCCCGAACGTGGCGTAATCGTTGTTGACATGCGGACCACCCAAAAAACCAAACAGCGTTCTATTGCTAAAAACAGTACCGCCGCCAAATGGCCACGCCACTAGGGGGCCAAAATAGTCAAAAGTCACATTGGGATAGCTGGCAGGCAATGTTGGGGTAGTATTGCCGGGAACAAAAATCGTTCCACCGCCAACACTGTTAAGATAAGTATAAGCAAGAGTGGCACTACTATAATCAGTTGTTGTAGGCCACTCCGTAAACTTGGCATCCATCGTTCTAGCAATGGCTCCGGCCCCCGGCGGCTGAAAGATTATGCCGCCAGACAACGTCCCTACCGTAATCTTTTTTGAACTACCCGCCTGTAGAAGATACAGTAGATCGCTATTATTCGCCGTACTGGCGGCACTCAGACCGGAAATATAAGTTGGAAAGGTCAGGGTTTGTTGCGCCACTGCGGGGTTGGAAAGCAAAGGGGTCAACACCATGCCAAGCGCGACAACAATTGCTTTCATGGCCCGTCCCTATGTGTGATAGCAGATGGTAAAATAAATATTAGCGCCACTGCCCCAAAAACCAACCGGATCGGTAGTTGCCGCGCCAATAGCAGTTACGCCGTTTATGTTAATACTGGTGCCATTGATATAACAACCAATCGACGCCACGTTCGTCGCGCTGCCGGCAAAGAAGCCAACGGCCCCGGATTGCACGCTGGGCGAGGAAAACGGGGCGCCAGTAATTTGTGCGGTGGCAGCTGTAGTGCCAATGACATTTATATTTATCTGACAAACCAGAAAAACCATCCGGCCAATCTTGGTATATTCTCCAACCCGAGCGGTAAAAGTGGCGCTGCCGGCGAGCGTGGGGGTCCAAGTGCCGGTCTGGACCGAAGGTACCAATTGCCATGACCCATCATTGAAATAAAGATTGTGATTGCTCGAATCTATAACCATTGCCTTGGCGCCGCCGGGAGCGGCGGTGGGCGAGCCACTGGGAACGCCGGCGCAAGATTGCAGATAGAAGAAGCCGCCTGTCGCGTTGGTCGCGATCGCGGCCGGCACCATCATGATATTTTGGTTGCTATCAACCCGCCCCGCCTCGGTCGGCGTACCGCTACCCGAAGCCGCAGTAAAAAGCCCTATTCGACCGGCCACCGAGCCGGCCGTCGGCGCGGCATCGGCTGTAAATGCAATGTAAGACGACTGCTGTAATGCCGGCGTGGCAGTGGCATCATAGCCGCCGGCAATGACCTGCAAAAGCGAATCACCGCTATTTACCGCGGTATTGGTGCCAACAGCGGCATTGCGCGATTTGGCGCTAGTTATTGTAGGACCACTGGTGTCGGCAGAATACCGACGCAGATCAAGCGTGTCCTGAGTACCGGAAATCTGAAATCTTGGCGTCTGGTTGGCATTGTCGTTAAGGGTGCCACCGTTATTGCCGAAATTAACGTTGCCTACCGTATCAATCCGCCCACGTTCGCTTTGCGAGCTGGTCTGGAAAGCAATGTAATCCGTTGCTCCTACCCCGGTGGTGCTTTGCAACGTCAAGACCGAACCAGAGCCATTGCCGCCGGCAACCCCGCCAAATATCCAAGTCTGGTTGCCGAGCTGAGCCTTCCAATTGGCACCAGCGGTGGCCAACCGTATATTCTCGGTGCCGTCGATCGGCGAGCGAAGGGTTTCGTTCAGTGTGGTGGTGTTGGCCATTTAAGTTGGGTTTATCTCCCTGATTTCGTAACTGCCGTCCTCGCGTAACTCCACTGTAGCATCCTCGCGCAATTCCCAAGAGCCGGTGCCAACCCGAAAGAAATACTTCACTTGTGCCAGTGCCGGCCTCGAGATCAACATTAGCACAGCAAGGATGAACGAGCGTCGTTTCATCTTTAGTTATAGGAAAAAGTGCAGTTGGCGCGGGTGCCGACCGCATTCGAGCCGTTAGCGGTGGCAACAAAGGCAATGGCGATGCCCTTGGTGAAATCGTTACCGGGAGCCGATTGTATCAATTGACCGACCGACATCGGCGAGCCGGACAACCCGATAAGAACCTTGGGCAAGGTGGTGCCGAGCGTGACATCGGTTCCCGAAGCGTGCGGGGTGGCGTCAAAGATTTCTAAGACCACCGCCGGCGGCGTGGCCACGTTCTGGTTGGCAAAGCAGGAAGCGCCGTTAAGCTGATGGATGCCGACAATGCCGGGCGTGGCGCCTAGCGCCACCACGGTATTGGTGACACCAAACGCCGTAGTTGCGGTCCAGGCAATGATATTGCCGTTGGTCGCGCCCCCTGCAGTGCCGCCGCCGAGCATGTTGATGGTGATCGGGGTCTGGTCAGAGGCCACTACGGTCGGCTGGGAGTTGGCCATTGTCGCCAAACCGTTCGGGTTGGCGTTGGTCATAAAGGCGTTGACGCCGGCAGTGGAGCCGACCGGAGCCACCCCGTAAGTGGATGGCGAGGCGATATTAACGCCCTGCCATTGCACCATGTTGTTGGCCTGTGGCGAGGCCACCGTGACATTGATCGGCGAAGAACCCGAAGTGATGGCAACGCTGACGGGACTTCCAGACAGCACCACGGTCGGTTGATTGGTCACGAAGGCATTGACGCCGGCGACCGAGCCGACCGGAGCCGAGCCATAGGTCGAGGGCGAGGCGATATTGACGTTTTGCACTTGGATAAGATTGTTGGCCTGTGGCGAGGCCACAGTGACGTTAAGCGGGGAGGCCGCAAAGCCGACCGAAATCGGCGAGGCCGGCAAGGTGATCTGCTGCGGCGAGATAATGCCGCCCACAGTGACATTGAGCGGGGTAGGCCCGGCGATGCCTACGGAGATCGGCGAAGCCGGCAGTGTGACACCCAACGGGGTAGGCGGCGTTACGGCGACGTTGTTGGTGACAAAGGCATTGACGCCCAATGTCGAGCCGATCGGAGCTTGGCCATAGGTGGACGGCGAGGCGATCTGCTGACCGTCAACCTGGACGATATTGGTGCCGGTAGACGAAAAAGTTCCGGTCACGGCAACCGGAGAGGAGGCCACAGTAACGGCAATCGGAGAGGAAGCCACGGTGACGTTCTGCGGGGTTTGACTTTGCACAACAGACATTGGCGAGCCAATCACGACAATGGAGGCCGGCGAGCCTTGCGGGGTGACGGCAAGCGGCGTCTGGATATTCTGGAAAATACCGCGCAAGTAACCGACCACCGAGCCGGACAGCGAGCCGTTAGTCACGGTATCGGCCCGCGCGCCGATCGTGTTGATGGCACCGTCCTGGTAGTTGCCGGACGCGGCACCCACCGATACCGGCGAGCCGGACAGGCCGACTGAAATGGGAGAAGCCGGCAATGTCACGCCCAACGGCGTCGGCGTAGTAACGGCGACATTGTTAGTAATAAAGGCGTTCACTCCTTGGACGCTTCCGACCGGGGCGGAACCGTAAGTAGACGGTGAGGCAATCTGCTGGCCATCGATCTGGACGAGATTAGTCCCGGTCGCAGTTGTCGAGAAATTGCCGGTCACATTGACGGGGGACGAGGCAATGTTCACGGCGATCGGCGAGTTTTGCAGCGTCACGTTCTGTGGCGAGACAATGCCGCCCACGGTAACGTTCAAGGGAGTAGCCGAAATGCCCACACTGATAGGCGAGGCCGGCAAGGTCACGCCCAATGGAGTCGGCGGAGTGACGGCAACGTTATTGGTGACGAAGGCGTTGACGCCGGCGACCGAACCTACGGGAGCGGAACCGTAGGTGGATGGGGAAGCAATATTGACGTTCTGGACTTGCACCAGGTTCTGCGCCGAAGGCGAAGCGGTCGCGAAGTTGCCAGTCACATTGATGGGCGAAGAGACAGTGGAGATAGACACACTGACCGGCGAAGTGCCGAGCGTCACATTGAGCGGGGTAGGTCCGGCAATGCCGACCGAGATCGGGGAAGCCGGCAGCGTCACGCCCAAAGGCGTCGGCGGCGTGACGGCAACGTTATTAGTCACGAAGGCGTTCACCCCTTGGACCGAGCCGACCGGCGCCGACCCATAAGTATTAGGGGAAGCAAGCTGTTGGCCGGCGAGTTGAACGATGTTGTTGCCAGTTTGGCTGGTAGTAATATTGCCGACAATGGAAACTGGCGAGCCGGAAATAGTGATATTGAGCGGCGTCGGACCGGCGATACCGACCGAGATTGGCGAGGCCGGCAGGGTCACACCGAGCGGCGTGGGCGGAGTGACATTGACGTTATTAGTCACGAAGGCGTTAACGCCAGCCACCGAGCCGACCGGGGCGGAACCGTAGGTCGAGGGCGAAGCCAGTTGTTGGCCGGCTTGCTGCACGATGTTGTTGCCGGTTTGTGTCGCGGTAAAAGTTCCAGTGACATTGACCGGAGACGAAGCAATGGAGACAGCAACCGGCGAGTTGTTGACCGTCACATTGAGCGGGGTTGCCGATATGCCGACCGAGATTGGCGAGGCTGGCAGCGTAACTTGTAGCGGCGTTGGGGTCGTGACATTGACGTTGTTGGTAACAAAGGCGTTTACCCCTTGGACGGAACCAACCGGGGCCGCGCCATACGTCGAGGGCGAGGCCAATTGCTGGCCGGACAGTTGCACCAAGTTGGTGCCGGTTTGTGTCGAGGTAAAGTTCCCGGTCACATTGACGGGGCTAGACGCGATCGACACCGCCACCGGCGAGTTGTTCACGGTGACGTTCAACGGCGTGGCGGAAATCCCCACGCTGATAGGCGAGGCCGGCAGCGTCACTTGCAGGGGCGTCGGCGGAGTAACGGATACAGTATTGCCGACCGTGACATTGAGCGGGGTTGGGCCGGCGATGCCGACCGAGATTGGCGAAGCTGGCAGAGTGACTTGCAAAGGAGTAGGAGTAGTCACCGCAACGTTGTTAGTCACGAAGGCATTGACGCCGGCGACCGAGCCAACCGGAGCCGAGCCGTAAGTGGAGGGCGAGGCGATATTAACGCCCTGCACGGCGACCAGGTTTTGCGCCGATGGCGAGGCGGTCGAGAAGTTCCCCGTGACGTTGACCGGGGACGATCCGATCGACACCGTAAGCGGAGAGTTCGCCACCGTGACATTGACCGGCGACACCCCTGGCGTGGTGGTTACAGCAAGGTTCGAGTTGGCCACCCCAACTGAGACCGGCGAGGCCGGCAAGGTAACGCCCAACGGGGTAGGCGGTGTCACCGCAACATTATTGGTGACAAAGGCATTGACGCCCTGGACGGAACCCACTGGGGCGGCGCCGTAAGTGGACGGCGAGGCAAGCTGTTGGCCCGATAGCTGGACGATATTGTTGCCGGTCTGAGTGGCGGTAAAGGAACCCTGCACCGCCACCGGCGAGGTGGCGATCGTGACGTTGAGCGGGGTAGTTTGGGCGATATTAACGCCCAAGGGCGAGGATACCGTGGTCGAGAAGTTCCCCGTGACATTGACGGGGCTGGACGCAATCGCCACCGAGATTGGCGAGCCTGATTGCGTTACCGCGACCGGCGTGCCGGTAATCGTCACCGCGAGCGGGGTGGCGATCACCACCGAGGAAGCGCCGAGGATGCAGACCTGGCCGGACGGATTGACCGCAATTGTGGCCGCGGACGGATTAACGCCTTGCGGGGTATTGCCGCACACCGGCACCTGAATCCATTGCTGCGCGGAAGCCGTGCCGACCAGCAGGCCAAGAGATATTGCGAGCCACTTAAAGATTAGCGATGCACGCAATGAAATCCCCCGGATTGACGCCAAAGAGATACATTTGGCCTTGCGCTAAACGAAAGTGGGTTGTTAACGCCGTGATCGGCCCGCCAGCAACATTGCCGATATTGATAGAGCAAATTTGGTCCGGCGTGATGCAGATAAAGGCGGTGGCCTTGTTAAAAGCCGCCGAGGCGGCGGAGTTATTGCTTATCGGCACTGGCGTCTGTTGCAAAATGCCGGGAGATTTCGGGATTTGGGTGCCGTCCCGAACCATTGTTTCGGAGAATTCCCAAATATAGAGGAAGGCCATCTAGCCAATGATCTCTCTCAATTTCTGCTGGCGTTCTTTCCAGGACGCCTTGATGTCGGCAGCCTCCTTGATTTGGCCGGCAAAAGCGTTCTTCTTCTGATTGAGTTCGCGCACGTCCTTGATCAACTCGTTCTCGCGCGCTTGTAACTCGTTTTCCTTTTGCTTGTTTTCGGCCTGGATACGCAAGGCTTCCGCCATCGTGTGGCGAGCAAGATCAATCCGGGCCGCCGCCTCGTTGGCTGACTTGTCGTGATTGGCTTGTGATCGAGCTAGATCGTCCTTGATTTCCGCCACTCGGCGCTCGTGCAAGGCCCGCTCCTTGGCGGCCTCCCGTACCTGCTCCTTGGCGTCGGCAATCGCGGCTTCGGCCTCGCGCCGCGCCGCGGTGAGTTCGCCAAGCCGCTTCTTGAACTTGTCGTCTGCGCCCACCATGGCCAAAAGGTTATGGGCGATTTCCTCTCCATGTGAGATTTCAGGCATGACTATTTCACCTTGATGATAAAGGCATCGCCAGTGACCTGGGCGGCAACCCAGACGGCCCCCCCTTCTACCTCGCTCGACTGATTCTCGCAGGTCAATGTCGCAAACGCAGTCAGGACGAAGGCGTTGGCGGTGGCGGTCGGCGCCGTAGAGCCAAAGGCGACAAAGCCGAGCGTGGTGGCGGTCAGTACCCCCGTTACCGGCCGGTATTGGATCAGGCAAGATTGGCGGCCGGTTGATTGCACCAGGCCCGACGGATTAACGAAAGTGTTGGCGGTGGCAATCGTGGTGGTCGATTGAGTGCCGAGATAATTTAAGTTTGCCTGCTGGGCGTTAGCGGGGAACCCCCAAAGAAGAAGGAGAAAGCAAAGCATCCTTAGCATCAGGCACCCCCTGCCCTGGCAGCGCCGAGATATAGAGTTGTCCCGACGCGGTGCGTTGGTAATTCGGCCGATCCTCGCCGGTTATACCTGATTTGAGCAAAGCGGCAAAACTCTCTAAGCCTTCCATCAGCACCCGATAAAGCCCAACACGGGCGTCATCCTTCACCAGACCCACCCGATCAATCTCCTTGGCATAGCCGGCGGCAAAGCCGTTTAAGGTCCAGCGCGCCTTCATCGACACTTGCAAGGCAGGCGCCGCGTTTACTTGCTTCGATAGCAACTCACGAACTTGGCCTCGCCCCACTTCGCAAAGCCCACCTTTTCGCAATTCGGCTGGTAGTTTAGCCACAGCACCGCGCAGACCAAGATGATTAAAAGCACCGAAATGCTCAACAGGAGCGACCAGAACCAATTTTTCCGCAGCCTCAAGCGAAGCCTCCTTAACCAGGGCGTCAACACACGCCGTAGGATCAGCCTCATAAACAAAGTCGGCAATGATTGACACCGTGCCTTTATGAAATTGCGCCAGTACCCCAGTCGTGAAGCCAGAGCCGGCATTAAGACAAAGATAGCACGGTACGCTTTCCCGCACGCGCACCTCCGGGATTACGTTGCCCGATCCGAATTCCTCGTAAATAACGATTCCGGGCCGCAGAATAAGAGCATAAGCCAAAGCGTTAGGGGCATCGATTCGGCCTGTAGGAAAATTGAGAAACTGGCGCTGCAATTCGGGCAAGTCCTTAGCGAACACCACGTCCCTGGCATTGAAGAAGGGCTGTAGCCCCTCGATGAAAGTGTATTTGCCCTTAGGTGCCTTCGTAGCTTTGACGGGAACAATGGTCGAACGCCGCACCATTTCCGTCCGCAACGGTTGCAACAGAAATTCGTGCAATCCATCCTGCTCAACCCCTATCATCACCGGCGCATAGTCGGCATTGACCTTGAAAATCCGCCTTATGATCTCATCCGGCTTCCAATAATCGCCGCCGGCGTCCCATACGATCAGCCGATTGGCGATCCATGACCAGACTGCCCAGCCGGTAGTAGCACTCTTGTATAACCCGGTCCGCTCGCCCTTGTTGCGAGCCGTGGTTCCCGTGGTTCGGGCCGGATCAAAAAACGCGTAAGTTGGGTGCCAGGTCCGCACTTGCGGGCGTACCACGCCGGAGAACATCGAGGAGCGGAACACCTTGGCCTTGGGGTCCTCCGCGATGCACATATACTCGCGCATATATTCTTCGAGCTTACCGACCGCGGCAAATTCGCGCCGCTTGTTGTCGATCCACGGCAACGGATAGCGCGCCGGCCAGGTGGCGGCTCGCTTGCCCTCCTTATCGACATACTCGATCGGATAGACTTTGGACGGCCATTTCAGCTTGTTCTTTAACGCAAACGGCAACGCCTCGCGATCAAGCGGGGTGGCCGTCACCCGGATTCGAGCTTTGATGTCAAGTGCGGGCATGACGACGGACATGAACCATTTGAGCGTCTCGTCGCGCGCTTCCGGGGTACGGACGTGTTCCTCGTCCTCGATGTCATCGCAGAAGCAAAAATCAGGCCGAAAATGCAGGTGTTTAGTGCCGCGCAGACTTTGCCCGCGTCCAACGGCAACAATTCGGGTTCCGTTAGACATGATAATCTCAGCTTCGTTCCAGACGTGTCCCTGCAAACGTCCAAACAGCAATTCCACGAGTTCGTTGTTTTCGATTTCATGCTTGATAGCACGCAGCCGCTCACAAGCCCGCCGCTCGGTGGCCCCGATAATCAGCGCATTGTGAAAAAGCTGGTAGCCGGCCCCAATGACAAATGCTTCTTCGGCAATCGTACTTTTACCAGATTCGCGGAACGCCATCACCAAGACACCAGGGGCAGAACCGTGCCACGCCTTGATAATATCAACATGAAAGGCAGGTGTTGTATTTGGGTGACGGTGGCCGAACAATGCTTGATGCGCGAGCAGTGGATTGCGGCCAAGCTTAAGGATCGCGTCCTGCTGTTGTGGCGTCATATGTCGGCAGAAAATTGTCGAGCGCGATTAATCACATCGCAACGCCGGTCCATTTCTGCAGTCATTGCCGCCTTTGCTTCGTCCGCACTAGCAAAATCGCCAATGATCCACTGACCCCAATAGCGCAAGGCCGCGGCTTTTTCTTGCGGATAATAATCGTGAGCATGGGCAAGAAACGAATTAGAGCCTATGCGTTTGACAATTGCAAAATATCGCTTTTCACTCAATAAATCCCCCTGATGTAAGTGTTGTAATAGCGCCCCGGCGAGGAGGCCTCCATGAACCCCTTGGCAATGTCCGGCGGCACGTTGGAAAAATCATAACTCGCGCCGTTTCCAAAAATAATCGTCAAAATCTGCTGATCGGCATCATAGCCGCCAAACCAGCCGGACGCGTTCCGCAACGGCTCAATCCTTGGAGGCACTGTACTTCTTCTCCGTGATGTCTTCGTTGATCGAGATAATCGCGCCGAGGATCACGGCGACGATCGCCAATCCGATGATCCAATAAACTATTGGCTCCATGACAGCTCCGCGATATAAGTGTCGCGCAACTACTGCCATGTTGATTCTCCAACGGCCACCTTATGGCTTCTCCGGGTGGCCGTCTTTTTTCCTTCTCCAAGTTTCTCGCTCGCGATCCTCGTAAGCCCAATCGCGCCACTTGATATAGTCGTCCCACGGCAAATAAGTCTTGGGATTATAGGCCATCGGATAGACTTTGTTGCGCCAGATCGTGGCTTCCAAGATCAGCGCCGCCACATAGGCCATCAGGTAGATCGTAAATCCGATAAACCTCATTGACGCACAAATCCTTGTATTTCTTGCCGATGGCCAGCCATACCAGCCCTTCCGGCACAAAGCCGTCAATGTCGGGAAACGGATAAGCCTTCACCAAGTCGGTCCGCATGCACCCCCAATGCTCGCCGGTCATGCCGTACTTGAACTTGCGCTCGTTTAACGTCGAGTAAGTCATTGCGTCGGTATATCGCGATCCGATGGTTCGACCATCAACACCAGCACATAGGCCACACACCCCGCAGCAATCAGCGCGATCCCTAACGGCCAGCCATAACCGATCCATCCGTTCCAAAGCATAATCGGTAATCCAATCATCACTGTCAGCGACCACAAATAGCTCGCCCAGCGCAAGATGAACTGCCCGATTGTGAGCGCGATGCTTGCCGCCGTTGTTCTGCCAGTAGTAACGGACCGGGAACTTTGCCGCCTCGCTATAGCAAATAATTCGCTCCCAGGTCTGGTCCGTCGAGCCATCGTCAACCACCAGCCATTCAAAATCCGTAAACGTTTGATCGCATAGACTCCAAAATACCCGGTCCAGCGTGTGGCCGCGGTTGTAAGTCGGCGTGAACACCGTAAATTTTGTCGTCGGCATACATCGCCCTCACCTGTTCTATCTCGGCCGGTGAAATTATCATCCCACCTTTCGGGAGTAGCGGCTTTACCCGCCGCTTCAACTCTTTCTTAAACCACTTCGGCAACCGCTCCAACGCCGGAAACTTCCGCTGCAATCGCGCAATGTGGCTATCGCTCTCATTGATCCTATAATCTGATGGCGGCGCATACGGCACATCGAGAAACTCGCATAATCGCTCCATGAACTTCGCGCCATTGTCGCGC